TCCTGATTTTTATTTCTAACCCAACGACCATGACCTTCACAGTAATCACATTCTTGAGTTTCTTTATATGATGTTCCCCATTGAACAAAACCTTGCCCCTCACATTCAGGGCAAGATTGAAATTTATTTTCTTTTCTTAAAGATACAATCATATCATTAAGGTCAACTTCATCTTTAAAGATAAATTGTTTTGATATAACCATATTAATTAGTTTCCTTAACTAATTGTGAAACATGAAAGACATTGAATCTACGAGCAGATTTTTTTTCTTGTAGTTTGCCGTTTCTTTCGACTACCTTATCAGGCATTGGTTGAATCAACTTCGCAACGATCTTTGTGCCTTTAGGAATTGTATAACCTAAATCTCTTGCTTGACAAAAAGTTAAAAAGCCACCTGATAATCCTGTAGCCATTAGAGTTTCGATATTAGAACCTTGATAAGGTTTTTTAGTTTTTTCGTTATAGAACATAGTTTAGTTTCTCCTTGTTTTAGTTAACTAAAATCTAAACTTTTTAATAAAAAAGTAAACCATTATTTGAAAACCCTTGATTTTAGCTACTTATAAGTGTTTAATTATAAGTTCTAAATCTCTGCGTTCAAGCAGTCTTTAGTTTCTCCTAGGGGGTGGGAGTAGTTACCCACCCTCATTAATTCAAAATTTTCTTTAAATTCTTCATATATCACTATATAAAAATATTAACTAATAACTATAGGAGCAACTAATGAAAGATAAAATAAGAATTGAAGCAGTAGAAATATTAAAAAAATCAATTAAAGTTTTAAATGATAGAAATAAAACCTATGGTGATATCTCTAATAATTTAAAAATACAATCTAACTTATGGTCAGCATATTTAGGAATTAAGATATCTGAAGAAGATGTTACCATTTGTTATGCTTTAACTAAGATTGCTAGAATTAAAACAGGAAATAAATATCACGAAGATAATGCAATAGATATTGCTAATTATTCTTCAATTGGTTCAGCTATCAATAAAAATAAAAGAGGAGAAAAAAAATGACAACTATGCCAAAAATGAACTTATGGATTGATGCTTTCAATTCAGATACTTGCTTTTTAACTAATGATGAATTAGGGATTTATTTTAGATTGATATTTTATGCTTGGTCAAAAGAAGGATATTTACCTAATGATAAAGAATTTATTCAATGTCTTTGTCCTAATCCTAATAATATTAATAATGATAAGATAGATAAGATATTAAAACTATATTGGACTTATGATGGCTCTGATTGGGATAAGGGTTGGTATCAAAAAAGATTAAGAGAGGAATATATAAGAGCAGTCAATACAACTAATCAAAATAAACTTAATGGTTCTAGAGGTGGTCAAGTTACTGCACAGCGAACGCTAAGCGAACGGTACAGCGAAAGTGTACCCTCTATATCTAAGTCTAAGTCTAAGTCTAAGTCTAATAATAAAGTATATACCTCTGAATTTAATATATTTTGGGAATTACTTTCTAATAAAGTTAGTAAAGGTCAGGCTTTAAGAAATTATAGTAAGTTAGATAAGGAATGGGCATTACAACCTGAAGAATTAGCAAGTTATTATAATGATTATTATTCATCTATAGATGATAAAAAATTTGCTAAACAACCTGCATTTTGGTTATCAGCAGAAAAATACTTAGATGAAGGTCCTAAGTTTATTTCTATTAAAGATGAAGACACTTTAAAACTACAAGGTTGGGTAAATGCTTTTAAAAATCCAACTAATTTTTCTAAAGAATATGCTAAAAAGAACAAAGGAATAGTGCAAAAAATGTTAGAAAAAAACATGATTACAGATGAAGATGTTAAAAATCTCTATTTATAAGGGTTATTTCTGTCTAAAATATAATAAACTTTATACATAAAAAAGGTAGATTTCTGTTAACAAAAATCGTATAATAGAGACATAAGAAGGAGAACAACTAATGCACAATCTTAAAATGACAGACTCACAAGCTAATCTTATTAGAATGGCTATAGAGAACCAATTAAATGACGTTTATAAAATGAAAGAAAAAGCGGTATCAACACTTGATTTTGATATGGTTAATGCTTGGATTGATGATTTGACATCAATGGAGGAACATATGAATAAAATTGTATTTCCTAAAAAAGAATTTTCCCTATAAAATTTTCTAGGTTTAATTCTTTTTAAATTTAGTATATGCCCATTCTCTATCAATGGGCTTATACTCTATCTCAATATAGTGTTTGATATTTTTATGTTTATTATCTTTAAACTGAAATAGATTTAGAAAAAATAAAATAGATTTTTGAGTGATACTAAAAACATTGTGCATAAAGGCAAAATAGATAAAATATTTATATTTACTATTGTTATAATTGCACATCTGATATAACGAATATGTATGGATAATGATGTTATACATAATTTTTTTATCATTGAAGAAAAAGACGGAAGTCATTCAGCTATATTGAAATTCGCCAATTTTCTAAATAAAAAAGAAGCACAACAATTAATTGATGATATTTGTGAAGAATTAGGATATATAAAAACTACATTGGTATACACAATTCATTAATGGATATAAAATTTATAGATATCAATAAGGTTATACCTTATGACAGCAATCCAAGAAAAAAATTAAATGTAGATAAAGTTGCAAGTTCAATTTCTGAATTTGGTTGGCAACAACCTATAGTAGTTGATAAGGCGAATGTAATTATTGTTGGTCATACAAGATTAGCTTCTGCTAAAAAATTAAATTTAAAAGAAGTGCCTATATTAATAGCAGACATTAGTCCTGAGAAAGCTAAAGCATATAGAATAGCTGATAATAGACTAAATGAAGATAGTTCATGGGATTATAGTTTATTAGGAAAAGAAATTACTGAATTATTAGATGTTAATTATGATTTAGAGTTATTAGGATTTGATGCAAAAGAATTAGAAAATTTAGTAACTTATCCTGAAAAAGAAGAAAAAGAATTTGAAGAAATTACTGATAATTTAAAAACAAAACACACTTGCCCAAGTTGTGGCTATGAGTTTGATTAAAAGAGAAGGTATTTCATTTTTTTCAGGTTGTGGTGGTTCTAGTTTAGGTTACACTTTAGCAGGTGTAAAAATTTTATATGCTAATGAATTTATTCCTAAGGCTTACGAAACATACAAAGCTAATTTTCCTGATACTTATATGGACACAAGAGATATAAGAAAAATAGACGCAAAAGAAATATTAGAAATAATTAAAAAGAAAAAAGGAGAACTAGATTTTTTAGATGGTTCACCTCCTTGTGCAAGTTTTAGTTCATCAGGTAAACGGGAAAAAGGTTGGGGTAAAGTAAAAAAATATTCTGATGGCTCTCAAAGAACTGATGATTTGTTTTATGAATACATAAGAATGGTTAAAGATATTGAGCCTAAAATATTTATAGCCGAAAATGTTAGTGGTCTTATACAAGGTAAAGCAAAAGGATATTTTAATATGTTTTTTAGTGAATTTAAAAAGCTAAATTATAATGTTAAAGCTAGTTTATTAGATGCAAGTTATTTAGAAGTACCCCAAGCAAGAAAAAGAGTTTTTATTATTGGTGTAAGAAAAGATTTAAACAAACAACCTATATATCCAAAAAAACAATTACAATTAAATGTAGGACCAATTTATCGTAAAAATTACCCAATAGAACCTGAAGCATTAGATATTAAACCTTGTTATTTACCTTATTTAAATAGATTAAGACAGGGTGAGCAACCTCAATTAACTTATTTTAATTTAAAAAGAAATCACATGTTAAGACCAAGTTACACTATTACAGCAACTTATGGAAAAGGCGCTTGTGTTATGCACCCTACTGAAAATAGACACATGTCAATAGCAGAATTAAAAGATATTTGCTCATTTCCTCAAAATTTTAAATTAACAGGCACTTACCAACAACAGGCAGAAAGATTAGGAAGAAGTGTACCTCCTAATATGATGAAAAATATTGTTAAAACATTAAGAAAGGAAATTTTTAATGAAGATACCTACTAATTGGACTTTTGAAAATAAAGAAATAGCTGAAAATTTTAATAACCATGTCAGGGAGCAATTACCTTGGTATGATTTAGCAACTAATAGTGTAGTGCATTTAGCAAGGCATTATATTCCTAATGATGGTTTAGTTTATGATTTGGGAGCAAGTACAGGTAATATTGGTAATGCTATTAAAGATATTTTAAAGACTAGAAATTCAAATTTTGTAGCAATAGAAAGTTCAAAAGAAATGATTGATATGTATCAATGTAATTATGGAGAATTAGTTCATCAAGATATTAATAAATATAATTATTCTAAGTTTGATTTATGTATTGCTTTTTTAACCTTTATGTTTGTTGATACTAAATACAGAGAAGATTTGTTAGATAAACTTTATGATAATTGTAACAAAGGAGGGGCTATAATTATTTTTGATAAAATGGAAAGTATAGGTGGATATATAGGAACAATTAATTATAGACTAACTCTTGCAGAAAAAGTTAAAACTGTTAAAGATTATAAGGAAATAATAGATAAAGAACTAAGCCTACAAGGAGTTCAAAGACCTTTATCTGATAAATTATTAACTAAGTATAATCCTACTTTGTTTTTTAAATTTTCAGACTTTGTAGGTTATATAATCGAAAAATAAAGCCACACTCGGCTTAAAGAGGTAAAATGATGGAAAAAGAAAAAAAGAAGGTCGGCAGACCTAAAAAAGAACTAGATATTAATATGATTGAGAAATTAGCATCAATATTTTGTACAAATGAAGAAATATCAACCATTGTAGGTTGTCATTCAGACACTTTAGCAGATAATTTTTCCGAGTACTTAAAAAAGGGAAGAGATAAGGGGAAAATGTCTTTAAGGAGAATGCAATGGGAGAAGTGCCAAACAGGAAATGCAACTATGTTAATATGGTTAGGTAAGCAAATGTTAGGTCAAAAAGATAAGCTAGAAACAAGCGAAGATAATCAACCCTTGCCATGGTCTTATGATTAATGCCACTAACTAAACCTCAAAAAGAAGTTATTGAAAGTAAATCGAGGTTTAGGGTTTTAATTAGTGGTAGAAGATTTGGCAAAACATATTTAGCTATTAATGAATTAGCTAGGTTTGCAAGATATCCTAAAAAGAAATGTTGGTATGTTGCACCATCTTATAGAATGGCAAAAGGTATAGTGTGGCAAGACCTGCTTGATAGAATGTATAAACACAAATGGGTAAGTTCAGTTAATGGCTCTGACCTAAGTATTAATTTAAAAAATGGCTCTACTATAGCATTAAGAGGTGCAGACAATGAGCAATCACTTAGGGGTGTGGGTTTAGATTTCTTAGTGTTAGATGAATTTGCAGACATTAAAGATTATGCTTGGTATGAGGTATTAAGACCTACTCTATCAGATAGAAATGGTCATGCACTATTTACAGGAAGTCCAAAAGGAAGAGGAAATTGGAGTTATGATTTATTTACTAAAAGTCAAGATAATGAAGAATGGGCAAGTTTTAAATATACTACATTAGAAGGTGGTCAAGTATCAGCAAATGAAATTGAACAGGCTAGAAATGATTTAGATGAAAGAACATTTGAGCAAGAATATTTAGCTTCATTTGTTAATTATGCAGGACAAATTTATTATAACTTTAATAGGGATAATACAATTATTAATAACTATGTGCCTGAAACAAAGACTATTCATGTAGGCATGGACTTTAATATTGACCCCATGGTTTGTGTAGTTTCAGAAATAAAAGATGATAATGTTTATATTTATGATGAAATACAAATCTTTTCTTCTAATACACAAGAAATGGCACAAGAATTAAAGAATAGATATTATGGTTATGAAATTATTATATATCCTGACCCTGCTGCTAAACAAAGAAAGACTTCAGCAGGTGGTCTAACGGATTTATCTATATTAAAAAATGCAGGATTTACTATTAGAGTTAGAAATAACCACCCTTCAATAAGAGATAGAATAAATAGTGTTAATACAAAATTAAAAAATGCAAATGCAAATCATAGTTTATTTATTGCAGTTAGTTGTAAAAATAGTATAAAGAGTTTAGAGAGGCAAATTTATAAAGAGGGAACTACTATCGCTGATAAGGATAGTGGGTTTGACCACTTTAATGATGCGTTAGGTTACATGATAGAATATTTATACCCATTACGAAGAAACTTTACACCAACTAGACCTAAGAGGTGGTCATAATGGCAGGTTATACAAGAGAATATTTAAGTGAAAGACACATACATTACGAAGAAAAATTTAATGATTGGAATTTTCATCTTAGGTCATATCTAGGTGGACAGGATTATCAGAATGGCTATCACCTTAACAGATATGTTTTAGAGACAGACGAAGAGTATTTAAAAAGAGCATCAAACACACCTGTTGATAATCATTGCAAGAATGTAGTGCAAATCTATTCATCATTTCTATTTAGAGTTCCACCTACTAGAGATTATGGAAGTCTGACAGGAGACGCACAATTAGAAAGTTTTATTAATGATGCTGACTTAGATGGTAGAAGTTTTAATAACATTATTAGGGAAATGCAAGTCAACGCAAGTGTCTATGGTACTTGTTGGGCAATATTAGATAAGCCAAAAACAGTTACTAATACTAGAGCAGAAGAACTACAGCAAGACATTAGACCTTATTTAAGTATATATACTCCTGAAAATGTATTGAATTGGAAATATGAAAGATTAAATAACGGAAGATTTTACCTAACATCATTAACATTGTTAGAAGATTTAATAAATGATGATGCTATTGTTAAGGTGTGGACATTAGAGGATATCTGTACATATAGAATTAATGAATTTAAAAAAGAATATGCAGTAACAAAACCTATATTATTAGATGAAGTACCTAACGCATTAGGAGAAATTCCTGCTGTATGTTTATATAATCAAAAATCACAACGCAGAGGTATAGGTATATCTGACCTTAATGATGTTGCAGAACTGCAACAGTCTATCTACAACGACTATTCAGAGATTGAACAAGTTATTAGATTATCTAATCACCCTTCATTAGTTAAGACACCAAATGTAGAAGCTAGTGCAGGAGCAGGTAGTATTATTGAAATGCCTGAAGATTTAGATGCAAATTTAAAGCCTTATATTATTCAACCAAGTTCTCAATCATTAGATGCTATTATGAATAACATAAACATGAAGGTAGAAGCTATTAATAGAATTACTCACATGGGTGCAGTTAGGTCAACAACAAGTGGTGTTCAATCAGGCATTGCTTTACAAACAGAATTTCAGCTATTAAATGCTAGGCTTTCAGAGAAGGCAGACTACTTAGAAAATGCAGAAGAACATATATGGAGATTGTTTGCTAAGTGGCAGAATAAAGTCTTTGATGGTGAGATTATCTATCCTGAGTCTTTTGATTTAAGAGATTTCGCAAGTGATTTAGATTACCTACAGAAAGCAAAAGCAAGTGGAGTACAATCAGAAACATTTAAAAAAGAAATAGATAAACAAATTGCTAGAGCAGTTGTAGATGATGATGATGTAATTAAAGCTATTGATAATGAAATAGATGCTAAAACTTCTCCTATTGGACAATTCTCTACAAACTCCATAGAGGGTGAAGAGATACAAGAATAATTGTACCACCCAACATTACTAGAAATATTAAATTGGACTCACGAACAAAGAAAAGAAAAGCAAAAATGTTTCTGTGGAAAATTTGCAAACTATGGTAAACCCATTACTAAGAGCATTGCAAGGGAACTTCTTTGCACAGAACACTATAGAGAAAAGGAAAGACCATGCCATATCACAGAGGAAAAAAAACAAAACTTAAAAGTAGAAAACCAATTAAACCTGTTATGAAAAAGAAAAAGAAATAATGAATGGCGAAGATAGACTTCATAACAAGACTAACTGACCAACATGAACAAAGAATAATTGGTACATTAAAAAATTTAGAAGATAAAATTGTTGCTCAATTACAAAAAAGTCTTGGTGGTGAATTAACATTATCAACTCAATTAGCTATTCAATTACGACCTGCATTAAAAACCCTCATTGAAGAAACCTATTTAAAAGAAGCATCATTATTAGTTAGTGAGTATGATGAAATAGTAAAAGAATATCAGGCATTAATTAGACCTTTGCCATTACCTGATAGATTTAAAACATTAACCAAAGCTGATTTAACAACTATTAATAACTTAAAATTCTTATCATTTAGTGGATTTGAAGAAGTAGCCAATAGATTTCTTAATGTTATAGCTGA